TAAGTGCTAGAAAATTAATATACGATTTTAAAATAGAATTAAAGTTTGTTGATGCAATATGAAAGTCTACAGTGTTTGTTAATTTACTATTAACAATATCTGGTACTCCTGTTTTTGATGGTATTGCGCTCATTTTGGTTTATCTAATTTTACACATTCTATTGAACTAGTAAATTGACCTTTCTTTAAAGATGTAACGTTACTAGTTATATACCAAAACCCTGGTAACTTGTTTGCATATTCGTTTTTTAATCTCAAATCTGTAGTCATATATAAAAACTTATTTGCATTAAAATTTATGTTAGCTGGAGTAGAGAAGCTAGCTTTACTTAAACTATTAAGTAATTGTTTTTGTAGTTTTATGGTACCAAAGTATCGTACAGAGTCGACGTGTGATTTTTTAAAAATTTTATTTTTTATATTATATTTCTCATTTTCATCTATATTAATTTTATTATTTTTCCCGCCTGGGAAATTATCTAAACCAGTTATGTTTTCTACTTTGCTTAATGTTCCCTCATCACTATGAATAGTGAATTGTTTTTCCTTTTCATTAAATTGTATTATTTCGTTTTTGGATAATTCAGTTAATGTAACATCTGGTTGTATATCAGTTAGTTTTATAGATTTTATTTTTATAGGTATATATTGAAATGATCGTCCGAATAAATCTATTGTCTCGCTATTAGTATATTGTTGTTGTAGGTCATTAGTTTCTACTTTAAATATAGCCGCTAAACCATTGCCAATATCTATTTTATTATTAGTCTTTTTATATAATTGAGATATATGTTTTTTAAAGGATTTAAGTTGAAATTTACCATTGTAATATGTTAGTATACCGCTACTCTTATCTGAAGAGACGTATGCTTTTAATATCTCTCTTATTCCTATTAATGCAGGTTGACCTGCAGGTAAAGTATAATATAGCTTACCAATACCATTATCCCAGTCTAAATCATCAATTATATCATCTTGATCACAGAATTGTTTAAGGAGGTGTTGTAATGCTTTACCAGCATTTACTTTTCTATCTCCATATTGACTTACAGTTTTTTTCTCTCGTAATAGATCTGTATTCCACTCTTGTCGTTTGTAATTTAAATGATTATATATAACATCAATAAAATAATATACCGTCAGTCTTCTATTGTTTTGAACAGTGTTAACTTTGTTTTTAATTGTAAAAAACTTATCCAATAAAACAATATCTTTATTGTGTTTATTAGTAAATACTACTTTTAGTTTTAAGAAGTATTGACCATCTCCGTATGTATTAATATTTGATATACTAGATTTTAAGTCTATTTTATTTAAAATGTCTGTATTATCATCGTTTACAACTGTTACATTACCCATTAGAAATGGAGTATTATAATTTGTTTCAAAAACTAAACCTTCAAGACTATTTGAATCTATAAATCTACCTTCACCCTTATTATTAAATAACACTGCAGTTATATTATAATCTGTACTACTTGCATTTATGCTTACAGCAGATGCCTTTTTACTTAAAATTTTAGATGTGGCAGGAGTTGTCATGCAGTTAAGTTTTTAATCTCTTGTAAAATTACATTAATAAAATCTGGTTTAATTATCTTATATACAGCTCCTAATTCCGGGTTATCGATAGGGTTGTATACTTTGTTTACTAGACAAATCAACCACCACAGTTCTTGTGTACCGTATACTTCGCTTGATAGTGTTGTCCATGGTTTTTTGCTATTAATTCTATATTCAAAATATATGTCTGATTGTAAGTCGTCTGGAATAGATATTTTTTTTATTATATTATAAAAAAAGAACTTATCACTTTTAGCGAGCTTAAATACATTTTCATATCTTGTGTCGCTAAGATTAGGTAAGTCTTTAATATTATTTTGATATTTTTCTAAATCTGTAATCATTGTTATACTATAGGTCCTGAAGCTTGAGATACTGTTACTGCATTATTAAATGCGTCATAATATAAGTTTTGAGTCTCAGGTACGAGACTTTGTAGAGTTATTTTAATTTCGTAACCCTCTGGTATTACTACGTCACTCGGAGCTTTGTTAATAAAGTCGTTTATTGTTTTTGTTTTTCGTACACCAACCATATTTACTTCAATATTTTTCATATAAGCCCATCTATAACTAAATACTCCTGGCAGAATAGCAGAATATATTACAGGTGGAACAAATGTTATCTTATTAATTCTATTAGGTAAGTTTTGATATAACAACAGATACACAAATCTAAAATTTGTTTCATAGTTTGGTACGGTAGGTGCTGATAATCCTACATTTAAATCAAAGTTTGGTTCTAACGATCTTTCTTTTACTTCTACATCTGATCTACCACTATATTCTCCATCTTTTGTATTATCTAGATAAAAAGATATAGTGTGTTCTGGACCTTGTTCTCCGTAACTAAATGTCTTTGAATAATCTATACCGACACCCGGAGATAACATACCAAATACATTTGTAAGAGCGTCTAGACCGCCTCCAGCAAGCTTACTTAAATCGTTATTAGCTCCCCAGTTGTTACTAATACTTTTGTAACTATTTCCTAAATACGGTAGTTTATATTTAAACCGAGTTCGTTTAACACCATATAAATTTTCATATGCTTTTAGGTGATTCGGCATTACTACATCAGCATCAGCTCCAAAAGCATTTCTACCTTCCTCCATTAATCTATCTACTTCGTCTCCAAGCGCTTGGCCAGCTTCACCTATAGCAGTTGTTATACTTTCTCCGATACCAGATCCTGCTGTTACACTTTTCAATGCGTCAACAACACCACCTCCAGCTGTTTGTAGCATTTGTTGAACAACATTTAAGTTACTAAAGAAAGAAGGAACTGTGACATAAAATTCTTCTAATCGAACGGTAGGGGTGTTTTTTCTTCCCTCACTGTTTCTAGTAGTCTTAGTCCATTTAAAATCATTAACTATATCAATATAGCTACCATCCCCGGAGCGTGGTATAAGTATATCACTCTTTGATTCATTTCGATTAAGATCACCTACTACTTTGCGTAGAACACCAGCGTCTGTAGGCATATCTCCTGTACTAGTTTTAAATGTAAAAATCTTTTTATTCATAATTATGGGCTAACTGGGACATAACCTAATTCAAATTGTCTAGATGGATGCCATGGAGGTACTTCGTGTATTATAGTTTGTTGTACGTTGTTTTGTGTTACAGGAGCACCTTGGTTTTTATATCTACCAACCCCATATTCTGGTTTTTGTTTTTCTCGCGCTAGTTGTACTTTTTCGTTCCTCTTTTTTTGCTGCTCGGCGGCTCGAACTCTATTATTAAACGACATGTAATCGTCTCCCTTTTCTGGAGCAACACCTACCTTTTCACCACGCATTACTAGTTTGTCGATAGAGTCTCCTACCGTTTTATTTTTATCACCACCAGCATCTCGTTTAATAGCGTTTATGGCATCATCTTTTTTCATCCCTTCTGTTTCGATTTTATCCATCCCAGGAATCCAGGCAGCGACTGCGTTATACATATCAAAAAACATAGTACTAATAGTATCTGTTAGATTATGAAAACTGTTTTTTACGTTTGCAAAAACACCCTCGAAAACCTTCCACCAGGCTTTTACCGTTTCAACAAACTCGTAACCAAACGTTGTTATAGTTTGGAACATATGAGTAAACCCGTACCAAGCTCTTCCTAAGATACCCTTTTTAGAGATAGAATCAGATAATTCTTGTGCGTTTTTAGTAAACGAACCAACAAAAATCATTTTAAACGCTTCAAATGCTTCGAGCACCAAAGTAATAGGAAGCGCAAGCTTTTTAAAAACAGCAAGTACAGGGCTCATAAATCTAAATAATTTCCCAAAACCAAAGCCACCTGATAATTTACTCACACTGCTAAATAATGTTTTAAAAATACTCTTTACGGGTTTTAGAGCTTTCATTAAAGTATCAGTAACTGGTTTAAAAAACTTACCAACTGCTGTACCAAAGTTCTTAAGTTTGGTTATTGCGTCTCCTATCCGTTTTGCTAATCTTGGAAATCTAGCACTAAATTTTCCGCCTATACTTTTACCTAACGATTTAAGCTTACCTGGTAATCCTTTAATAGCTAATTGCACCGCGACATACGGTTTTAAAAATGATTGTGCAACACCAGTCCATGTTTCATCTAATTTTTCTTTTATAGCTTTTAATATTAGCCCAACGGCGGCGGCTGCGATTATACCTGATGTCCATAGTGATCCTCCTTTATCTTTTTCTGCTTTCTTTTCAGCTACATTGGCAATTTTTTCTTTTTCATTTTTAGATATCGTACCTACATCATCATCAGCAGTACCTAGTCCTGTTCTTGTAAATGTGTCTTTTAGAAAGCCATATATATCATCTAATGTATCAGCCATTCTACTTAACGGTGAAACTTGCTCTTCCGCCGCCAAGGCCGCATCAGCAGATTGTCGGGCAGATTCGCTTTGAGAAGAATGTACGTCTCCAAGTTTAGTAGCGACATCGCCAATGCTAGTGTTTAATGTATTAAGCTTTCTACTTAAAATATCTTGGAGGTTTATAGTATCCTGGGCGCTAGATAACGACGAGCTAGTATCTCCGTTGCCAAGTACATCAATTATTGCGTTTGCTACTTCTGCGCGGATCGCGCCTCGAGCTTGTGCTGTAAGGCTTACATCTTCGGCCATATAATTATTTAATTATCAGGCAAAGAATACACGTGCATCAGTCTCTAAGTCTCTTACAGTTTGTATTGATTCTAAAGAAGTATCTACGTGAGATTGTAATTGGCTTACCTTAGACATGTCTAAATGTTTAAATAATGCTTCAGAAGTTGGTATATCAGACACATCTAATATATTGTCATCAAATGTAATTTGTTTTAAATATCTAAATGTTAAGTAAAATAATGCATCTATAGTTTGAATAGACTCTGTGTTATTTAACGCATATTTTAGAAATGCTAAATCTTTTGTTATTGAAGGTAATTCAAATTCAAATTTAAAATCTACGCCATTAATTTTAATAGTTTTATCCTCTATAGAAACGAGTTCGAAGTTATGCTCTACATTTTCTTCTTTTAAATCATTACGCCATGTATATAAAACAAATAATTTGTCAATATAATTTAAATCTCCGTTTACCTCTTTGCGGATGTGATTGTTTATAAACTGTAAGTATTTTAAACTTGCTTCTACTTCGTTTTTGTACTTGGTTGCAAATTGTTCAAATTTTGATTGTAGCTCTAAATTAATCTTATTAATTTGTAACGATTGCTCACTTATCGGTAGAGTAATATTAAGCTTACTAAGTTCACCGAGTTTCTGGATTATTGCGCTCATTTATATTTTTTATACCTGCTTTTAAATAATGACCTATTTCATGGGATGATAATTTACTAAATGAATCATATGTAAAGTTAAATTCCTTCATTAAAAATAGCTGTTCTTGTATTAAGTTTTTATACGAAGAAACAAAAGCTAAATATATTACATTAATTATTAACTCTGTATTTAGAAAAAATCTACTTTGAATGTCCCCGACTTTATATATTAATATTTTATGTAAGTTCGTAATATACACGTCAATATGTTTTTTGAGATCTAAATAGGTTTTCATTGGTATTAAATTATAGTCTTCTTGATTTTTTAAAATATACTCTTCTCCATTATATTTTATTTTTTTAATACAATATACTGGAGAGCATTTATAATTAATAATATTTGGATAATCTATAATATACTCGAATTCGTTGTGTACTATAGATTTTGGTTCAAGTTCAGGAATATTATTTAAAAAGTTTTCTTTAAATATAATTATTTCTTTTTGATCATAATTAATTTTTATATTTGAAGACTCTTCGATAAACTTCTCTTGTTTAATAAATTGTAATATATCTATGATATTATTAGAGTTACATAAATTAAAAATATGATCTAATATGTTATTATGTAGTTTGTTTTCGTGAAAAAAAGTTAATTTAGTTATATCATTATAACTTACCATCTATAGGAGTAATTACATCATAAGTAGAAAATCTCCATTTTACTGCCATGGATCCAATATCACTATCACTATCATATTGAGCAACATTTGATTCAACTATATTATATGGTATACAATCTCTATATTTATATATTTTTCGAACGACAGGAGCTCCTCCAGATGACCCGAATAATACTGACTTAAATGTATTTCTAGTGGTTAATTGTTCTTTAGCAATAAAGAATATATCAATATTAGTTGTTAGACTTAAATCGTCAAAATTCCCGTGTACACTATATAATTGAATCCATGGTCTTATAATAGTATCTACAAAACTTATATTTGTTTCAGAGAACTCAATATCTAAATCATTATCAGGATATTCTTTTTGATCCATAAAGGGCCCAACGGGCAATAATCCGTTTGGGTAATCGCCCCCTCTATTTTCTACCCCCAGTTTTTCTGCTGTTAAATCTACTCCTGTTGCAAGATACATATACTCATTACCTGTTATATATTTTTCATAAACAGATTTTGCTTTATCTACCCCTGTTGGATTTCTTGTTATACCTAGTTTTTTTTGATTTGCATCAGTTAATGCAGCTGGAAGATTATACAGTTTAACTAGAAACAGGTTACGAGTGGCTGGGAAGGTAGAAAAATCCTTGAGTAGATCAAAAAAGGATTCTCTTAAGTTTCTTTTTTCAAGGGACGGTAGTACGACATTTGAGCTCTGAGGAGAGCCTGTTATAATATCAAGTAAGCCCATTTAAATTATTTAGGGCAATTAACCTACTAGAGCACCAGCTAATTTACCAATTGCATTTACGGCTGTGTTAAGCTCATTATCTCTTCTAAAGAACTGATAAGCGAGCGTAATGTCCATACTTGCAACTTCACCAGTACCTACCATTGAATATGCAATATCACCACTATTAACAGGGAAACATCCATATAGCTTATAAGTACGTAATACTTCAAATTGAGTATCTAACTGAGCTAATGTAATAGTGCTGTTATTATGAATAACACCATCACCTGTTGTAGTTTCGTCGTTAAACGTCTCTGTGATCCAGTTCTCCATTTGAACACGCGAGTTTGTAGTTGCATCACAATAGAAGCTAATTGTAAACCCATCGCTGTTATTATAAGACACGGTTCCTGGGATACGGAAGGTAAATCCATTATATGGTACCTCTTTGGGAGAGATTTGTTTACCTGGTAGTGTCGCTGCAGTAGCATACACTAAATCATCTTCAGTAAAGACAGGAACTCCCTTGTTCGAAACATCTAACACGCGAAATTGAAAGTCACGTGCAAAGTCTCTTGTCTGTGCTACTTTATAAAAGTCCTGGATCGTTTGTTTAATATCAGCCATGGCGTTATAATTATTTAGTTATTATCTTTATTATTGACCAACTATCTCCTCAAAATTAACATCTGTGTTAACAGCGTAGAAGTTAACTAATATAAACTCTGCAGCGCGAACTGGCTTTAAGTAGATGTCTACTCTCAACTCGTTCTGGTCAATAACACTAGCAGGATTATTCCTATCATCACAAACAATAAGGTAGTCATAAACGCCTTCTGTCTGTTTGCAATTTTCAAAAATTGGTGTTAACGTATTAACAACTCTATTCCTTGTTAAGAACGTATTAGGTTCAAAGATAAAGAATTTCAATGTCTCCCGCGTTCTTTTCTCTAAGTCAAGGAAACACCTACGAACGTTAACTCTATCAAATGCCGTAGGTTTCCGTTGTAATGTCTTCTGACCAAATACAACAATACCTTCTGCAGGGAATTGAGTGACAGGGTTAATTGCGATTCTATATAATTGGTCTCTTTGACGTTGTGTCGGACTAACAGCAATATCATTTACACCTGTAACAACACCTCTGTTAAAACCAGCTGGGGCATACCATGGTGCAAAGTTTGCATCATTGTTAGCATAAATCTTAGCAGCAACACCAGAGAATGGAATCCAGATCTGGCTATCACTTGTACCGTCATAAACCTTTGCCCAGTTACCATATGTGGTAGCAAAGTTACTATTAGCTGCTCCAAACTGATGTCTTAACGGCCAATAAACATGCTTGCTAAAGTTTTTATCTTTATCATCTAATACTTTACCCCTAGATCCTTGTACAACTAACGGCTTGAGGACATCAGCAATAAAGATATGATCTTTTCTTGTTGACCTGGCAAATACTTCAAACTTGTTAAATATTGTCCGATAATTGTCTCTCAGGTCAATTTCAG